CCGCATGGTCCGAATCTTTGCCAGGGGCAAGTGGGTCGAGGACGCCATGGTGGGGTGGATGCGGACAGCCGGATTTGGCATTGTGCCGACAGATGAATATGGAAATCAGTTTGGGTTTGAAGCCCATGACGGGCTGGTGAAAAGCCACATAGATGGTGTGTTTGTGTCTGGTCCGGATGAGCTGGGACCCTGGCCACGGCTGTGGGAAAACAAGGGCCTGATGCAGAAATATTTCCTGCCCATCGTCAAGCACGGCCTGAAAGCCAAGTCGGAAGTGTATTGGGGCCAGGCCCAGTATTACATGGAAAAGTTTGGCCTGACAGAAAACCCCGCCCTTTTTTCAGTTGTCAATATGAACACCATGGAAATACACTGGGAGGAAGTTGCATATGACCGGGGGTATGTGCTGCAGCTGGATGCCAAAGCAAAGCGGGTGCTGCTGGCAACCAAGTCGGGTGAATTGTTGCCACGGATCTCAAAAACAGATGAATTCTATGTATGCAAGATGTGCTCATATGTAGAGAGATGTTTTGCCCATGCTTAAAACCATCCATCCACCCCAATCCGGCCCGTTTTTCACACTTTTCCGGGCCTCAACGGGTGAGGGGGACCTCCTTGGCGTCTTCGGCGTTGAATACCCCAGCCGGCGGCCAGGCGTCAGCCATGACAGGCACCATGCAAAATTCGGAAATGGTGCCGACCTGGACCCATCAAAAACGACTTAACCAGGAGGTAAGACAATGTATGCACATCAGGTGATTGAGGACCTTTCAACGTTAAAACTTTACCCAAAAAACGAAGAATACGAACGGCTTATGGCCTATGTTGCGTCAATGATTAAATCAGAGGCCATCGTGTTTTCATTGGGAGACATGAACAATGGTAGCCGGGGCGAAATGTTTGATCCGGTAATAGGCCGCCCACTGTTTACAGGCGACAACTCCAACAACATGGGGCTGCCATACCCTGTGACATATATAGACTGGGCGTACAGATCACCAACATCAGAAGCGACAAAAGGCGGCATCCTTGCCACACAGTGCACAAAAAAACCATTCATTGGAATCCAAGTATTTGTTTTGACAACCGCCTGGAGACCGAATGAGAGTGGTCTGTTTTGGGAGGTTTGTCCGCAAAGCCTATTTATCTCAAATGAAGGCCTAAGCAGAACTATTGTTCCAGGCTTTAAAATAGATGAAATTGGGCCGCAATTTGAGTTAACGATGCTTGACAGATTCCTTAAAATTATCAACTGCAAAAACATAACCACCGTCGACAACCCACCCCCCGAAAAACTCAATAAAAAACGGGCGAAGAAAGGCAAGTGCCCCCTATTCACATACAAAACCCTTGTCATCAAACCAACCGGCAAAAAACAGTCTTCACAAGAGGCACAGGGGTTGTGGGAAAACCGGGTTCATCTTTGCCGGGGCCATTTCAAAAACTACACAGAAGACAATCCGCTGTTTGGGAAATATACTGGCCGGTACTGGTGGCAGCCTTCTGTCCGTGGCAATAAAAAGAAGGGTGTTGTAATGAAAGACTATCGAGTTGAGACGGGGGATTAGGACCTTGCTAAACTTCAACACCTCCCAATATCAACCGCCGCCCACCTACGAGGCGCCCCCCATGGCAAATTCTGACCCACTTTCCGACTTCTACTCCGCCATGGCAGAAAAGGGGCTGAATCCCAACGCCATTAATCCTGATGGCAAGATCCAGCGGTTCGATATCGACAAAAAAAACGACCAGGCCGGTTGGTACGTTTTTTATGATGGTGATATATCGGCCGGCGCGTTTGGGAATTGGAAAACGGGTGAAAAATGGAACTGGTGCAGCCACAAGCTGAACCAACTCACACCCGCACAGCTACAACGATATGAAGAACAACGCCGTCTCGCGCAGGAGGAGCGGGAGCGGGCCACGGCCGAAAATCACGAAAACACCAAAAAGGCGGCCAACAAGCTACTTGTGTCTGCCGAGGATGCCGACCCGAACCATGAATATCTGGTTAGAAAGCGGGTCAAGGCGTATGGGATTAAGCAGCAGAAAGACATGTTGTTGGTGCCGGCCATGGACGTTGATGGGACGGTTTGGGCATATCAGCGGATTTGGCCAGACGGAACGAAAAAGACGGCATGGAATGCCAAAATGTCCGGCTGTTTTTTCTGTATTCCTGGATCACCGGATATTTATATCTGTGAGGGGTATGCAGACGCCGCCACAATTCACGAAGCGACCGGCGGGACGGCTCTTTGTGCGTTCAGCGCCAACAACCTGCCCACCGTCGCCTCCGCCATCCGTGGCAAATACACCACCCATGATATAGTCATTTGCGGGGATGATGATTGGGAAACCGAGCAGCAGGGAAAGGGCAATGCCGGAAAGCGATATGCCACCGAAGCGGCCCATGCGATCAATGCGCCTGTTGTTTTCCCCACCTTCCCCCCGGGCACTCAGAAGCCCGGAACCGACTTCAACGACCTGGCGGCCCTGTGTGGTACCGATTCCGTTCGGATGCAGATTCATGCCGCCAAAAAGATGCCGATCCAAACCGGCCCGTCATTCCGACTGAACAGGGTTGGGGATCTGCAGTTGAAGCCGGCCGCATGGCTGATCAAGGGGGTTTTGGAACATGATACCATAGCGGTCCTGTTTGGCGACCCTGGGACATACAAGTCATTTTTGGCAATCGATTGGGCATGCTGCATTGCCTCAGGAAAGAAATTCCACAAATTCGACACCAGGAGGCCAGGGCCAGTCGTTTATATCTGTGGTGAGGGGTACGGGGGTATCACGAGGCGATTTCACGCCTGGTGCATCAAAAACAAGATTGACAGGGCCAATCTGCCCGTTTACGTCAGCACGGCGCCGGCTGGGTTGGGAGATCCGGAGCAACTTAAAATAGTCATTGATCAGATTGCAACGATCGGCCAAACACCATCCGCCATATTCGTGGACACGCTCTCAAGGAACTTTTCTGGAGATGAAAACAGCACATCTGATATGCAGGCATATGTCCAGGCCATTGACCAACTCAGGCGGGCGTATTCCGGTGCCACTGTTGTCATGGTGCATCATTCTGGCCATGGGGACAAGAGCCGTGCAAGGGGTAGTATGGTGCTCAAGGGTGCCATCGATGCGGAGTACCGCATGATGCGCGAGGACAGCGGGGGAAAGACTCTTGTCACCCTTGAAAACATCAAGATGAAGGACGCCGATGTGATCGATCCGCTGGCTTTTCGGCCCGTGCCGGTTGATCTACCCATCCAGGATGAGGATGGGAACCGGGTGTCAAGTCTGGTGTTGGATGTGTCAACCCTGCATGAGGAACGGTTACAGCAGATGGAGGATTGCCTGTATGAGCTGCTCTGTAATGATGGGTATGAGTATACCAGGAATGAGCTCATACACAGAGCCAAGGGCAAGGATATTTGCCGGGATTTGAAGGAGAACTGTCCCTCTTTTGCCAGGTCAAAGCACATGGAGCAGATAGTTGAAAAGTTGCTGGAAAAGGGGCTGATTGAGATCAATGTCGTGGGAGATGGCATAAAAAGGAAGGAGGTCTTAAGTGTTGTTTTTGAAAAAAAATAAAAACAACAAAAAACCTTTGTGCTGTTTGTGCAGAGTTGTGCAGAATCCATTTTCTGCACAATGGTTTTGCAATAAAATCAATATGTTATTAATTAATAGCAAAGAGACAAAAAAACATAGATTCTGCACAATGGCCCTTTGTGCAGAAAATGGCAAAAAAAATTCTGCACAATGGTTTTGCAATAAAATCAATATGTTAAAAATTCAGATTTTTATCAATCCTTTGTGCAGACCGTGCAGACTTGTGCAGAATGTTCACTCTGCACAATGGTTTTCTAATAAATTCAATGAGTTGCTTTGTGCAGAATGCTTGCTCTGCACAAAGGCAATTCTGCACAACGTTTTTGTAATGATTTCAAATAGTTGTTTGTGCAGAATCTTCTACCCCCCCTAAAGGGGGGGATATATATTTAAAAATATATCCACCCCAATGGGGGAGGGCAGACGAAAAAAACCAAAACCAAGAATGAGGATTTTTTCATGGCAATAAAAAACATAACTGAAATCAAAAACAAACCACCGCTCGAATCTCAAGAACAGAAAATAATATTCTCATGGATACGGGCCAACCAGATCAAACACCCAAAGCTGCAACTTGCATATGGCACCCTGAATGGTGTCCGCCTGGCGCCACGCCTCAGGGCCGAAATGAAAAAGCAGGGGAATCGCTCTGGTGTACCAGATATCGTTTTACCGGCACGGTCTGGATGTGGGACATGGCCTGGCCTCTATATCGAGCTAAAAAGGGCACAGGGAGGCCAAATTTCGGCAAATCAGAAAAGATACCATGCCTTACTTTTGGAGCAGGGGTATCGGTGCCTGGTGTGTAGGGGGCATGCTGAGGCGATTGAAGCAATCAAGAATTATCTGGCGGGGTGGACGTGTCCCACCTGTGCCGGGTCAGGGTTGGATGGTGGGGATGTGTGTGTGGATTGTGCGGGGAGTGGGGAGTGGGATGGAGGAGAGGAATGAAAGCGGGTCCTTCCAGAGGGGATAAAAACATACGGTGCGGCAAGGCGCCCTTTTTTCGTAGTTACAAAAATGTAATTTGAGGTTACAACCCTTGATTGGCGCTGGTTTCAAAAAAACAAGAAAAAGCGTGAAACACTAAAAAAGGCGTGAAACATGGCAAAAAACAAAAAATTCACCAAAAACGCCATAAATTTTACCGTGAAACAATATGCGGATTACCGGGGGGTTACACGACAGACGGTTTACAAACACATCAGAAATGGGCGGTTGTCAAAATCAGTTGTCAACGTGGATGGAAAAACCATGATCGACAAGAACCGGGCAGACATAGAGCTGGCTGAAAACCTGGACCGGGTACACAATCCGAATCCGGAGCCCCGGCGCACCAGGTCGAAAAAGAAGAAGTCCCCAACCAAACCAGAAATGGAAAAGGTTGTCAAGGCAGCAGGCCTTGAGAACATGAGCTTGTCAGAGGCCCAAAGGCTCCAGGCCAATTACAAAGCGTCTTTGTTAAAACTTGAGCTTGACCAAAAATCAGGCTTGCTTGTGGAAAAAGAAAAGGTCCGGGCTGAAGCGTTTGAAGCCGGGAGGATCGTCAGAGACGGCATTTTGAATATTCCCGACAGATTGAGCGCGGAACTGGCATCATGCACGGATGTCCATGCCGTCAGTCAAAAACTTATGGATGCCTTGAACGAGGTATTGGGTGATCTGAGTGAATAGACCTTCCGGTGTTTATCTTGATTCTTACTTTGACGGGTTGCGGCCAGACCCCTACCTTGATTTTGTCGAATGGGCAAACACCCATTTCCGCTTGACGAAAGAATCGTCCGTCGAGCCTGGCCGGTATCGGAGCAAGCGGACACCCTGGGTTGAAGAGCCGTTGCGGGAGCTGTCTCCACAAAGCCCAACGCAGGAGATCGTGGTGATCAAGGCAACGCAATTCGGATGGACAACGCTTGGGAATATCATGCTGTGCGCCGTTGCCCACCTCTACCCCGGCCCGGCCATGCTGGTCCAACCGACCGACGACATGGTAAAAAAGCACAGCAAAAAGAAACTGGCCCCGACTGTCAGGGCGATCCATGCCCTGAAAGGTATCATCAAGCCGGTGAAATCCCGGGACGCGGGGAACACACTGCTTTTGAAAGAGTTCCCAGGCGGTTCATGGACCCTGACCGGATCAAACTCCCCGGTGTCTGCACGGTCTGATTCAATTCGATACCTGATCCTGGACGATTATGACGGCTTTATTCAGGACGCAGGCGGCGAGGGAGCGCCCGGCAACCTGTTCAAAAAGCGGACCGACGCCTTCGGCACAAAGAAAAAAATCTACATCAATAGCACCCCGACCACAAAGGGCGTTTCAAACATTGAGGGAGAATGGGAAGAATCCAGCCAGGGCCATTTCTGTGTCCCGTGTCCGCATTGCCATGAGTACCAGTTCCTGGTTTTCGGTGGCAAGGATGCCGAGCATGGCATCAAGTTCACCAGAGACGATGACGGCCAGATCACCGATGTCTGGTATGTATGCGAGCATTGCCAATCCCGGATTGAGGAATGGCAAAAGACAGATATGCTGGTCAAGGGGAAATATATTCACGAACACCCGGACCGCAAAAAGCGAGGGTTCAAAACCAATTCCCTGTACTCTCCCCTGGGCTGGGTATCATGGGCGCAGGTGGTGGACGAGTTTTTGAAAGCCGCAAAGCAGATGAAGGCCGGCGATCCCCGGGGGATGAAGGTCTGGACAAACACCAGGATGGCCGAAGTTTGGGAAGAGGCAGGCGACCGCCCGGAGTGGGTGACGATCAAATCCAGGGCGGAGAGCTACCAGCCATTGCAGATCCCTACCAAGGATATCCTGCTTTTATCTGCCGGGACTGACGTGCAGCATA